ACTACTAACTTAACTTGATTGTAGTGATCGTAATCAGGACTTGTTTCTTCAGCTTCGCCCCAAACATTTGAGTCTGCTACACCATGATAATTATCCAAAATAGCAATAAAATCAGACTTCGTCACTGCTCTGTCTCCTGTAGCAAAAACATCGGGAGCATTATTTCGTATATCTTCTGTTGTTTCAGCATCGTCACCACCTAAAAAATTGGTAGTATTAGTCACTGTAACAGTCTGAATGGCTCCATCCTGATCATAAATAGTAGAGTTCAAAGTTGTAATTAATCCAGTTGCATAAACGTTTCCTGCCAAACCATCTGACTGAATATAAGTGATAACTATTTCGTCTCCTACAGCTGGAGCCTGCCCAAAGACGTTATTTCCAAAAACGATTGTGATAGTCCCATCCAATTCCGGCCGTATGACATAGTCAGTGGAAGTATTTATCGAGTTGATAAAGGATGTTACTAAATTCCATGGAATTAAATTAACTGCAACAATAACATTTGAATTTTCTACTTTGGTGTCGCTAATATTGTATTCTTGATTTGTACTTCCGGATGATGTTCTTGATACAACCTGTTTAGTACCTTGAATACCGGCGACATCTACATAAGATTGTCCAGGCATTATTATACCATCAGCCAAAACCATAAAATTGATACCACCAGAAGTTGAACAAGATGTGTACTTTGGAATATATACCATTTTTGTAGCCGGCACGCTAAGGCTAAACCTAAGTATAGCTGATGGCTGATCTAGTGCAGGACTTCCAGCAGACACATTTCGGTAAGGAATATAGTTCAAAAGTCGAGCTAAGTTCACTACGGAAGAGTAATTCTGAGCGGTAGCAATATAAGATTCTTCAGCACGTCTTTCTATATAGTATAAGACAAGTGTTCCTACTGCTGCGAACAACTCAATAAGCATGGAACCGGTAGAACTTCGATACATGTCCTTCCAGGCGCTTTGCAAAGACAATCTTTGCTGTAACTGGGCAACAAGAGTATCGAAATCGTAATTAGTGTAGATAATTGGTTGTGTTGACATTCTCAACTCCTTATTCTATTGGGTAACTACCGTCACATAGTTAAAAGTTTCAGCGTAACTTTGTATGTTAAATCGGACTGTAATTCCAATATAATTATTGTCGGTCTCTTCCTGAAAATCTACTCCAATTACTGTTACTCTAGGATCCCAGACTTCAATACTATTTTTTATTTCATCAGATAATCTAGTTATCAGGTTTTGGTTTAATGGGTCAAACACCATTCCCTGTAAACCAATAGCAAATTCTGGAAGAAATACCCTTTCACCCCTAACTGTTCCTAATATGTTATCAATTGAAGTCTTAACGGATTCTATATTAATTACCTTTCTTAGGTTGCCTTGAGCATCTGATGATAATGATTGATGCAAATCCGACCATATCTCTACCGCATCCATATTATCTCCTATTCACAGTACACATGCCTATCTGGGGGTGTTATCTTTGCGCCGCAGCCTGCAGTTGCATCCTGCGTTATAATCAACTTCCCATTTACAAAAGACTTTACTGTAACAGCAGAAACCGAGGTCGTACCATGACCAGGTATCGGACAGTCGTGATCACAACCATTTGCACAGACCTGCACACCACCAACATCAAATCTGTTATCCTGATTTGTACTTGTTAAACTTCCACCATGATCACTTGGGTCCCCAAGTAAAGCGATTCTTTTAGTCATTTATGGATTTATACTCACGTTTGCACCTTGAATTACAACATTTCCCACAGCAGTCACAGACAAACTTCCGTCAGTTGCTATATCTATAATCGTTCCAGAGGAATGCGTTAACTTAACTTCTTTACTAGTATCATCAATAAACATCTCTATACCACCACTTGTTCTTAAAACTTTCCTATTAGGATAGTTAGTCGTTCTTGCAGTCGGTAATCCCTTTTGTGCTGTCTGCGCTTCTGCAAAGTAAACCGGCTGATAAATATCCCCTTGTTCAAAGAATACAAACACAAATGAATCTATTTTTGGAACTGCAAAGCTACCAATATTATCACCAGCGCCCTCAAACAAAGGCATAGCAGGAACAGCCCACGGTAATAAAGTAGAATCGATAATATCTTGAAACATAGGATAGACCTGCACTTTGATTCGCCCATATTGAAGTGGATCATTGTTGTCCAGAACCTTTGCTCGATATATCAACTCAAATTTGTCGTTGTGAAATGATAGCCCTGTTGTCCCTAATTTCTGTTCCATTTTATGACCTTTTCTTATTAGTAGCCGATAATAGACTAGTATTTTTATCTGTGTCAAGACCTTGTCGGGTGAGAAGCAATTTTGTTATAAATGCATCGCCTAAATTATGAACAACTCGTTCTATCAACCAATACCCAGAATACTGATAAGAATAAAGATTGTCGCTAGCAGCGCCATGCGGAAAAAATATCTGAACAGTTTGCCCAGGCACGGCATTTGGTAGTCCTTGCGTCGTTATCCACATCTGCACTAAACTGGCTAATCTATTGCCATATTCACCCTTAACCTTTCCCTTGAAATCTAAGGTAAAGTCGTTGCTTCTGCCAGTATCATTGATTTCATTGTTATCTGAACTATCACTCTTATCTATCGCGTAAAAATCAGACATTGAATAGTAATCAGTGACATTCTCTGAATAAGATGTGTACTGACTGTTGGTGTAATCATAATATGATGCATCCTGTTTTCGCGTACCAAATACTCCATACAACTTATAGTTGTCAAATATGTAATACGCAAAAATTGGTAGTTGATCCTGAAACTTAGTATCATTCAGTATAAACTTATAGGACACTTCATCAGCCATCATCTCTGATATACTTCGAAACGTAAAAACCTTCTTAAACTTATAATTCTTCACGAAACACTTGTATCCATATTCATTGTTCCTACCAAGCAGATATTCTTTCAACTGATTGAACAACTGCACGTTATTCCAGTGAGGTTGTAACAGATTCTTCGAATAATCTAAGGACGAACTTATTTCAGTTGAATCAACTCCAATTTCGTTCTTGACTACGGTCTCCAATGAAGTTTTTATACTTCCTGAAAATCCTCGAGATACATCTGGCGCAAATAATCCAGATACATCTAATAACCCAGAAACGTCATACTCATTGGTAGGGGTACTTTGTACACCACCAGGTTCACGTATATATACCAGAAAGTTAAATGCGTTCTTATCATCAGTCGTGTAATCTAAGGCGCATTCAATATATACACTACTCATGTTGCGATCAAATGGCGCAACGTGTGTTAATGCTCCTGAGTTGTCATCAATTCGTAGTCGAAACTCTGGAAGTATCTTATTCATATCCTGAACAATCGTAAGTTCCCGTAAGACAGATGTTGTTAACGGAACTATAATTTCACCAAATTTTACGATTAGATGATAATTTCCTATCATTTATCTAAAAGAATATCGTTTGTAAAAGGAATAAATATCGAGAATACTCGGAATCTTAATCAAACTTCCTACATTAATGTCAGTAAGTGGGTCTTGAATTTTATTCACAAAACAAATTATCCACCAAAACTTGACTGATCCATAAGATTTATAACTTATCATATCTGGGCGCAATACATCACTTGCCATAATTCGATAATACTGAACCGGGTAAATCATAGTGAATCTATTTAGAGTATTGTTAAGATGGTCGTATTCAGGACCATTGCCTATATCAACTATATTGAAGAATGAAGTGCGGTCAATGTGTACAGCCCCCCTCTCAACATATTCTAATCAAGCTGTCCTATAGCGTTGCTAGTCTTCCCAGAAACCTGCATCTTCTCTTTATATGCCTGTTGTAACTCTTCACGAGTTAACATTCTGAAAGTCTCTATACCAAGGTCGACTTCAGCACCGATAGGACCAGCTTTACTCATTCGATTTTCATAGGTCACTTTAACATTTTTAACAATAATGCTTCGAAAACCAATGAAGTTCCCTATGTTAATAGAAATTTGTTCTCCTCTAGCTCCAGGAGCTAAACTCTGCCCGTTTTGTGGTGCAAGTGTAAATGGATTCGGCCCTGGTGGTATCAAACCAAGAGTATTCATAAAGCCGCCTCTTGGCAAGGTAAGACTCTGCAGTAACTGACACGGAAGCATCACCTCACTATAAACGTCATTTACAGCTTCGAATTTTAATTTGAAGTTTACGCTAATAGGAGATGACCCTGTCCACTTTCTCTGCGTACTTACGGTAGAAATTGCCGATCTATTGGCTATCAATTGCAGTGCAGAGTCAGCAGTTTTAAGAAGATCAGCTAGCTCGCCAGAAAGTATCGGCTCCCATGTACAATTTGCGTCCATAACTATTTTATCCTGCAAGTAGGCATGAATAGTCATTTCATGTGCACCTGGCCCAAAGCCGATAGCGTTACCTCCTAAATCTGCGTACAGTTCAAGAATATATCTATCGCTTATTCCACTAAGCACACTCTCCGGAACTCCACACACAACCGGCAGGAAAGACTTGATTGCATTGATTATTGGAGAAGGCGCATTATAAGTTTTAGATGTAATCGTATTAGCCATCGATACTCCTAATCCGTAATCTGACCTGCACCAATTGATGACAGTACAGGATTTCTAGTATTATTCGCGTCGTGTCCACTTTGTTTACATTTTGTACCTGTTTTACCAGCACCTGTCATAGCCTCGCTCATAGTAGTAACGGCAGTATGAAGTTTTTCTGCACTATCTTTCTGTGTCTTCGCTAATTCAGCTTGAGCAGTATCAATAGGAACTTTCTCTTTTCTACCATCAGCCCACTTACCTTCTACTGCATTGTCAATACCCATTCTCTTATCTGCATCACGTTCTTTAGCTTCTGTCTCTCTACCAGTCTTTACAGCCTTGCTTATCTCACCAACACTCATTCCTGCAGTACCGCCAGGCAGGTATTTTTTAACATCAGTTTCATAAGCAGATTTCTTCTCCATCTCACCTTGTTCCCCAACACCGATAGTAGAAACAAGACCGGTCTTACCAATCTGCTTTTTAGTTTCAGCCCCTTTACCGGGTGTGATTCCAAGCTCTGAACTGGCCTGTAGTGCTGCTTCTCGCGGGTTCATTCCCCCAGCCACTAACTCGAGAGCCCGTTTCATCTCTGGACGTGTTGCTTCTCTAGATGCTTTCTTTAACCGATCCTTTTCATCTCCACCCATCAACTTAACAAATCCATCCTGAACATGTTTATCTAAACTCTTGCCACCCCACTTAATATGTTCACCCAACCATCTACCAGCCATCCAACCGCCAACAGCTGAAGCAGTAACACCCAGGATAGGACCAAGAGCAGGGAGTATAGCCTTACCTAAATTGCCCAACATTCCAGCTATACCGGACATTTCAAAACCACCCGCCTTCTTTGTTGGATCTTTCTCTGCGGTACCACCACCAACTGCTTCGAGCAACTCTTTCGTCCATTTGGCCTGACTAGCTTTCGTATTAAAGAACAAAAATAATTCATCTTGCGTGCTGTGACTACCAGGTCTTCCACCGCCTCCGCCTGCTGCAGCCCGACGTCTTCCCCCAACTTGTTCTTCTCCAACACTTGTACCCATTGAAGCAAATTCTGGTGTTCTCTCAGAAGTTGGTCTAGGAACTGACTCCTCGCGATTTATACCAGCATTCTCAAATGCAGAACTTTCTACGGTTTCTGCACGTCGTCTATTACCTTGAAACATCTTAGTGGCTGGGGATATAAATGGGGCAAACGGTGCTAGAGCAGAGATAGCTACACCCTTTAGCATACCTTTCCCAAAATCTTTAAGTTCAGGCGAAATGCGCGATCTCTTCGCTAGCTGTTGAGTCTTTCTACCAAACAACCCTTGCGCATATTTCAAATCGTCTATGCTAATTCCGGTAGATCCCTCTACTTCTTTCATATTCTCAGATAACACGTTGGTAACTTTCGCAGAATTAGTAAAGAATTCAAATTCTGAGTCCAAATCATTAACACTCTGTCTAATATTCTGTATATCTTTTGACGGATCTGATGAGATTGTTCCTAACAGAAGTTTATCAATTAATACTGACAAATCGCCAATCTTCTGACGGACGCTCTTAATTCTGGTAATTTCTGCGGTTTGTCGCGTATAACCAGAGTATTTCTTCTCTAACTCTATAAAGAAGGTAAGAAAATCGCCAGTGTATCTAATATTAATAATATTAAGAGCCTTCTGACCTTCTGCAGTAAACGCCCCAAACCCGGCGTCTTTCATATCCTTAATAGGATCGCGTGCAGAAGTAGTCGAAGTCTTACTCATCTTCTTTACTTCCTTGGCTAGCTTGTCTATTTTCTCGCTAATATCATCTGCCATCAGTTGCTCCCGCGGCTTCTTTACGCGCCTTTTGTTCTTCCTTCTTCTGTAAAACTAACCGACTATGTATCCAATTATTATCGCGGACATCGTTATTGTCATAGTCATGAATTGTCATATTTAGATAATACAATAGATCAAACTGCATCTCCAGTATATCGTTCAAGCTTTTTCCCATACGGAAGAAGCATCTCAAGTCGAAAGGGTACCGGCATAATACCGGTACCTCCACACTTTGGGCATTCGTATCCTGTTTCCATCTTAAGTCCGTGATCAAACTTTGTATGAAAAGCTCTAATAATCATCAAATCCTTGGTTGACAAATTCTCCAAATAATCAACCTTATCCCAGATTCCTCTGTCATCTGCCAGTGATAACGCATAACGATAAAGCCACACGTTCTGATTTGCCTTCTCCAACTCGTTCACCTTCAGTAAATCTTCCACTCGCAACAATCTACACTTCACAACTTCGCCAGACACAGGAAGTTTGAGTTCATATGGTTCTTTGTAGTCATCTGGAAGCGCAAGCACATCTAACATAGATAAATCAACGTCATAGATATTCTTCTGCCAACAATGTTCACACTCAAAATCAACTGAGAATATTTTTGAGTAAGAGTTAATAGCTTCCCAAACTATCAAATACAAACGATCTCCTAGAGTAAGTTTAACAGGATCAATACCCTTCAAAACACTGCGCAACACTATAACAAACTTCTTCTCGAAATTCTCGTTGCTTAACTCAGCGATAAGTTTTTCGTCGCGGCCCTTGAACGTGCGAATTTGAATTGAATCGGGGTCCTTCACCAAGTCTATGTCTGGATAGACTAGACATTTGGAAGGTAACTTTACTGTTACAAAATTGTCTTGCATTTGTTCTCTCCTTTTTTCTTTTTGTGAGGAAAGTTTTTGATTTTAACTTCTCCTATTTCAACATTGACATCAACGTGTTTCCTTTAGCTAACGCCTTGTTCATCATATCGGTTGTGGTATTTGAAGCCTTGATATATCGCCCCAACGCTTGACCCATAGGTGTACGCAGCTCAATCATCGTCTCATCTTCGACAAGCACACCAAGCAATTTGTTGTTCATATCGGTGATTTGGGTTGTTACAACACTCTCGTTAATCTGTTTTTTGATAAACTCGAATAAATTCTTCATTATTAATTCCCAAACCATTGATATTCAATCTTATCTACAGCAAATTCAACCTGCACCGTAGTAAGATCATTATTGTTATAGTCAAGATTGTACTTTGGAAACGTCACAGGAAAACACCCTATTAACTTATATTGACCAAGAGCAATCCCTGTTGAGTCTATAAACCGAACATAAATAGTTCTTTGATAATTAACTTTTGGGTGAAATAAACCTGCATCATCGACAATCAAATTCTTCCAAGCATTGATGTATGCTGATACTGCATCAGGCATCGTCTTCACGAATGTGATGCGTATCTTGTCAACAGTTAACAACCCAGCAAAGTTCGCCTTGTAAGGACCAACACGCATTGTACTAGCATCCGACATGCTGTAATCACCAAACTGCACAGCTCTAACAAGCTGTGCCAACCCGAAACCAACTAACCCTTCGAAAAGAGCATTGGTCGTGGCGTTGGCATTTGTGTTTACACCAATGTCTGGCAAAAGCACGTCCCAGAGATAATTTCTCTGAAAACGTGCCTTCGACAGAATCCAATCAACTGGTACGCTAACTCCTGCCATTTACACTCCGATTAGGAAACTTGTTCCCAGGTATCAAACGAAAAAGTAATTGGATATTTGATGGTTCCGTCTCCGCCGGCATAATCAACTGCAACTTTACCAAGATTCTGCACCCACGCACCCTTCAGCTTGATTTTCATATACACTTCACCACCAACTGTGATTGTAGTCAGGTACACATCCGTCTTGTAAAACGGATCCCCTACACCAATCCCGGTCAAATTGTTAACGATAATTTGTTGCCATGACTCTATAGCATCAAACACTTTCTTGTCTTCACCCTCTATAAACGTGACCGTCCATGTCTGATCATAAGTCAACTTACCAGCAACTACAATTCCTGCAGTCTGTTTGTAAGGAATCTTGATCTGCGGATTGCTTCTGCCAGGTATTTCGGTAGACTGAGCTCTCACAGTATAGGTTTGTGAATCTCCGTTTCCAATTGGAACTGGGACAATCACTTCCCATAAAAACGGTCTTGCGGGATTTGTTAAATTCGTCTTTAAACTGTCAATTCCCATCTGGGGCATGTTAGTCCTCCTTATTTATGTTTCTCTTTCTTACAGGTTAAAGCCACGAGCTATCAGTTCATTAAAGTTTGCACCGGTTGTCGTAACAATAACCTGAAGTTGAATAAATTCTGCTGTTCTTACAGGTTTTACAAACACATCGACGTGAAGTTCATTTCTGTCAATAATATCCGGTGTGTTGTTTGTTTCATCACAAACTACTTGGTATCCTTTAGTATCAGTTGAAGTAGTTTCAAACGCACCTGACCCGCTAAGAGTATCAAGATAGGTATCCAACATCGCAGTAATCCTAAACCGAGTGTTGTCATCATTTGGTTCAAATACAAATGATCTCAACGATACTGCCATTGCCTTCTCAAGGATGATAAGCAACCTTCTTACATTTACCCTATCCAAAGCTGATGCAGTTGTCGTTTCTGTCTTTTGACCCCAGATAACGTTTCCAGACCCGGGAAATATCTGCAATGGGTTAATCTGTGCCTGATAAAGCATATCTCTATCGCCCTGTGTGAAAGCTAATTTAGTACCATTCTGATCACAAATGCTAAGAACATTCAGAATTCCTCTATTCAGACCAGCAGGAGCGTTCCATACGTTTCGTATATAGTCGTTATAAGCGTACTGAGCAGCGATATATCCAGAACCAGCCAAAACAACGAGAGTAGAATTGTATTGGTCATATACCTGAACCAACGGCGCATACAATGCTACATAACTGGAATTCAAACTCTGAGTGCCATTTCTCCAGGCAATCATTGTTGCTGCTGAAGACGTCTGAGCGGGATCCATATTTAAGATAGCCATACAATCCTTTCTGGATTCGGCTACCTCTTTCATCTTCTCTTGAACTGCAATTGAGAAGAAACCCGGCTCAATCATAATTCTGATATCAACCTCATCCGGATTTGCGAATTTGTCCCAGCCTGCCATTAAATGTGACTCGGCAATTGCCGATCCATCACTACCTTGTGCAAAGGCCAATGTAGAGGTCTGTTGCTTGGGTAAAGTTGCATCATCTATTGTGCTGTCAGCTACTACAATATAATCGCTAAATCCATTGATAACTGTTTCCAAATATTGCTGTCTTCCGAATCCGTCTATCTGATGCTTTCTGGAAACTGTCCAAGACTCAACTTTTTGAAACGTTCCTGTAATATCTCTGAAATATACATCAATTTGAAACACATACAACGCATCATTGACAGTTGTTCTAATAATCTGAATTCCGATGTCGTTGTTCCATGCACCTGCATTAGCACCATAAATATTGAACAGATTGTCTTCCCCAGAGATAAATACAAAATCAGGAGAAGAAACACCGTCAACAATTGCGGCGTTGGTTCCATCAGTACTGGTCTTAATCTTAACTCCGCCGTACAAAGCACCGTTTTGCACTCTGTAGCACCAAAGTTGATTTCCAGTTTCTAAGAATGCCAATGCAGCATAGTGGAAATCAGTGCCTAATACTGGTTCACCATACTCAGCAATAAATTGTTGAGTATTGGTCATTAACCTAATTTGTGTAGTATCGCCTTTTGTCGAATACCCTACGAGTGCTGCAGTAGTCGTTGCGATTGTCGGCACAATATTGCTTAAATTCAGTTCTCGAGTGTATACACCCGCACTCAAATAGAAGGACATCTTTAACCCCCTTGTTTAAATGTTTCTTTGTTTAAAACTTGCATTTATCCAAACTCTCCTTACCATCGTTCTTCTCAGAGCGTTCCTTTAGCCCCGAATATTACGGTGTCGCTGTGATAATAAACTCATCCACTAAAGTATCCCTGTAGTGTGGAGCTGTACCTTCTCGAAGATACAAGTCAAGAATAATCTTCAATATCGTCTTTGTGATTATTGAAGTCATTACCCATCCTTCCAGGGATATCGAGAATTCATACACAAAATATTGACCTTTCTCATATATGTTATAGTTCGTACGATCAATAGCTGACCCAAACTTCATATACATGTCCATCTCATAAAGACCATTGTAAAACAACACCAACTGCGGATGATCGTGTACCCAGAACAGATACGATTCTGCAGCCTGCATTATTGAATCTAAATTTCTACTCCATAACCAGAAATGATAATCTATTGTAGCTGGAACTGCTTTAATAGTAACAAGTTGAGACTTCGAACTACTGTTTACATAGTTCATTACAAGTCCACGCCTGGCAAGAGTAGAACGCTGCCTACTCCAGTCGAACTGAAGACCATATCGCCAAACGCTCATAAATTCTACAGTAGCCTCTCCGCGTTTCTCTGCTATCTTTCTTTGGGCTATCTCGAACGGAAAGAACACCATATCCTGATTCAGATTATTCAAGTTGAGATAACTCTTGAACTTGCTGAAAACTAAAGCCTTAACTCCATTGTCAATAGTCTGAATAAATGAACTCATAATTTTTGAAATTTTCTAAATTCTATCAAGTTCTCCATGAAATATCTCCACGTCCATTTCTTTAACTGTTCATCCGGTTTTAGCACATTTCTATCAATCCAATTCTCAAAGAAATATTCGGGTTCGACGTGAAACGTCTCGTTCATCTTTATAAATTCGCAGAAGATTTTATTAGCCAACAGATGTATTGTTACAATTTTGAACTGTTGCGATTGTTCTGTCTTCTGTTTGTTAATCTTCATCTTAGTCAAATAATAGTTTCCTGTCTTCGTTAATCTGCGGAACTTCTGACAAATCATATTCAAGTTTTGCACCCTTCGGCAAACCCTGCGCAGCTCTAATTGAAACATTCTCCATCTGTTCTCCAGGATGCAGAAACACGGTATTACCTTCTTCTAAAACAATACCCATATCACTATCACTAACATTCGTCAATTTTCTAATCTTCATACATTCTTCTTTCTACGAGGGGCTAACTTAAACCAACGATAAACCTCGTTGTCGTACATATTCTGCATCATCACATCGACCACTTCAAACTCGTCAGTATCGAACGTGCCTGGTATATATTGACTCTTAAGTTTGACATAACTCTGAATTGTAACCTCAGGCACGTTCTTGAATCTCGCCAGAATTGGAGTCTCGTTCTCAGCAAATATTCCGAGCTTGCGTAATCTGTGCAAATCTTTCTCAAACCAAGTAATCCAAACCTTCACGCATTCCCATTTAGTGTAAGTAATATCGTCTGGAGAAGTGTAAACGTCATTAGGCTCAAGAGGCGTCAAATTCGTAGGAACATACAACGTACATGTAATACCATATAATTCGATACCTAAATCATTAAATGTCTTAACTACATCGATAAGTCTTTGAGCAATTATCACGCTCATTATAATCTATCTCCTCATCACAAACAGTCGGCTCTACCAGTCTCTATTTCTTCTCTGCGGCTTCCTTGTTGATTCTGTCTTCTTCTTTCTTGTTAGCTTCTTTCTTCATCTCAATCTGTTCGTCTTCCTTTGGTTCCTTAGTTTCGTTAGACTTTCCTTGTTCTACTGCCTCTTCAGAAACTTTGCCCCAACCTGTCTTGGAACGAATAGCAAAATTCAACTCGCGCAGTTTGTCGGACTCTTCTTTCGTTCTTTCTTTCTTAGACTTTAGTGTACTTCTCATCTTGCGCAAATCTGCAATAGTCTTGCCTTTGTATTTACCTTCTTCTGACGGAGAGACTACTGGGCCTTTTGTGTCCCATTTCTCACCTACGGGTTCGGCTCCGACTTCTCCACCTTCCATCTCCTGATCCATATTAGCTTCCATTTGTGCCAATGCACCATAGTAGTCCTGATCAGGAAATTCCTGCATATGATCACAGGTGATTTTGGCAACAATATTGATATCGCCACCAACTGAATCAAAGTGTTCCATCTCGTGTTGCATTCCCTTAAGCAACATATCTTTGTCGCAATCAGCGAGTTCGGGCATGTTAACAATAAGAGAATCAATCAACTCGGGAGTGACTTCTGGTCTTGCACCAGAATCTGAGCTTAAATCGTCTTCCTTTACTTGCATCGTCTCGCCAATCATATGTCTTACGTCGTTCATTATTTCTCCTTTTTCATATCGTTTAACTTCTTGGAAACTTTCTCCTTGTTCTTTTTGGATATCTTTTTGGCTTTAATGTCTGCCACGAATTTCGCTTGTTTTTCGGTTATCTTCTTGAATCCAGATAGATAATCAGCAGCGTAAAATCTCTCTGCCATCTCAGTTGCAAACACGTCTTCGTATTCTGGTTCCTCGACTTCTGGTTCCTCCATCGTCAATATATCAGACGGCAATGCTAACGGTGCAGGAGCAACTGCGTCTGCGGTGGTAACGGTAGTTTGACCAGGAACTGCATTGATATTTACTTCCTTATCATCAGTCTTGACTGTAATGTTTACGTCTTCTTTGACTTTCTTCTCGAGACTCGTAACGCACTCACATTTCTCACTCTTGCATTTATCACAAATTTTACTCTCTTTGGTCAACTTGTTGGTGTCTTCCTCGGCCTTTGTAAAAGCAGCGCTACTCGTTGACGCGGGAGCAGTGGCAGCAGGTTCGGTTGTACTAACTGCACCCTTTTCAGTGGCAGCTTGTTCCTGTTTGACAGTACTAGTGGTTCCTGGGTCAATCACCTGAGTAGACGCAACTGCCGGCTGTGACGCAGGCTGTTCTTGTTTTGTCGTCTTCATAGTACCAGGATCCTCTACCTGAGAAGAATTGGCTAACGCGTTCGAGTTATCAGTAGCCATCGTCTTTAAAGGAACGTTCGCATCTTTTTCAGCTTTCACTTCTGGAACTTCAACTGCTTTTACTTCTGCAGGTGAAGGCTCTGTGGTTTTCTCTGAAACGTACACAGTAAAAGTACCCTGCGTATTGCGTTCATATTTCGAGTTCGGGAATCTGGACTGAATTTTCTTCGCTGCTTCCTCGTTCGATACGGTAAATATATCTTCGGTTTCGGCTAACTTTTGAATCTGATCAGGAGTAGCTACTGATGTATCTGCAGGTAATTTCCCTTCATCAGTATTACCAGAAACAACACCAGTAACTTTGACAGTAGCTTTCTTCTCGTCCTTTACATCTGCAACACCGGCAGCCTGCTTGAAATCAGACTTTTTCTCAGTATCAGAGGTGGCTTTGTCCATCTCTTTCGACACTTTAGACATCTCGGGCTGTTCGGTAATACCTGCATTAGCAGTCTTTATATCTTTATTAACAGCTGGATCGTCAGTCGCTTTCTCAGAGACTGATTCTTTTTTCTCACTATATTCCATACCACACTTCGGGCAAGTATATATTTTTCCTTCGCCTTTCTCGTGGCTCTTTACGCCCTTCATATCTGTCTTGCATTTAGGACATTTCTTCTCTGCCAACATTTGAATCTGATCAGAAGTAGCTACTGATGTATCTGCAGGTAATTTCCCTTCATTAAGAACGTCGCCGTAAGCAGAGATATCAGCTTCGAATAACTTCTCAACTGTTACGTCCTCTTTTAAAAACTTGTACAAATCGTTCACTATCTTTTCGCGGCCCATTTATTTCTCCTTTTCAATTTACAGTCTCCTCAGACCTTTTGGTTTATCTTAAATGTACGATGTGCCCGTTAATATCATATGCTCCTGTAGCAGCATCCTTAGCAATGGAACACGTAATTGCTGAACCAGTTAGTGTAGCCTGAAATGCTGAGCCACCTGACAACTGATCAGAACTTCCCCCGTATGCACTGGTAAGATTACCACCATATACTGTGTTCACCGTGTTCACACAATACAATAATGGTGTAAGTGGTTGCTGCCAAATTACTTGATATGGAAAATACCAAGGACTCACTTCTCTAATCACTTCTTTTTCTTTTATAATCAGAACCACTGACACTTTTTTTGCCTCCGGATCCTTTTCCTGACGTTCAGCAATTCTATCAAGTTTTCCCTCCTTGAGATCGTCAATATCCATTTTCAAAATTCTCTCATCCTCCTGAAGGTTCTTGATATTCTTGCGTACTTCTTCGAGTCGTTCCAACGTCTTTGTTACAATTCTCTTTACTTCTGCTACTTGTTTCTCTCTCGCTTCTTTTTCGGCTTCAGCGAATGCCTGTTTTGCTACATCCTGTGAACTCATCTTTCTATCCTCCATTTATAGGTCTGAGGAGACCTTTAATTTAGCTTGAACGTAAATTCGATTAGCCCACTCTCTTGTTTTGTTGTAAGCTAACTTAACACTGCCAGATCTATCTAAAATCTCTTTATAATAAGCCGTGATAGCTTCAACGCGTTTCTGAGCCGCTTCCTCTGAAAGAGAAGAAAAATCGTACACAAATTCATGAATAAGAGGTTCGAGTCCAATGCCCCTGTCTTCGAAAATCTTCAACGTCTCATTCAATATTTCTCTCATCACATTCCGTCAGTCAAAGGTATCTTTGTAACGTCGCCCTCTGGAGTCTTAAATACTAATTCGTTCGATTCGAATGTCATCCCTGCAAAATCGGCATTTCCTACATACTTTTGACCTTCGCCCTTCTTGACGTATGCTATCGTCAGATGAGGCTTATAACTCGAATGGTCGTCTTTATTTTCTAACTTATCGGAGAACAATTTGTGATATCTATTCAAATCTTCACTTTCGACAGAAACTTTCACGACATCGTAAGGTTTGTCTGTCTTGTCTCCCTCAAAAATACTAATATCTCCCAACGTTACACTAATAGGATTATTTTCATTGTTAACGATCGACGTTACTTCGTCTGCATCTTTGGTAGTCAAACCGTATTTCACGGTTATGTGCGTCTCAAGTTCTCTACCAAAAGAATCGTCGTTCGGGTCTTCATACAACTCTTCATTCGGAATCGACATTCCGAACGCTAAAATCTTCTCGGTTACATTCTTCGGAATCTCAATCTTAATCAGAGAGTAACTGTAATCGCCACCCGAATTTTCAAAGACTTTTAACGTCTGTTCCAGTAATCTATGCATTTTTAATGAATCGTTTTCTGTTGAGCATTTTCTCGCATAGTGTTTCGTATTTCTGTCCGCACTTCTTACAGATATAGCTTCTGCTGAAGCGCCTGCCCCGTTTCTTTAAGCCGCAGTAGTCTAAGATATATTTACATTCGCATTTATCTGGCATTTGGTTTCTCTGACAACTCAATTTTATCTAATCGCAAGGTGTTAATATGTACCTGTTGCTGTACCATTCCCCATACGACCGCTATCCCAACAAGTGAAGTAATCCCGTAGATAATATATCTACCCATAGTTGCTCTTATCTTTTCTATTTCGTTTAACTTCTCAACGTGTTTTTCACAAGGGAGTTTATCCAGTTTACTAAAAATAATCTGAAAATTTTCAATATATTCTTTATGCTCTTCTGCTCTTCGAAGAGCCTGCTCTTTACGATATGTTTCAGTTCGTTCTGTCCAGTTAGAAATTCTTTCCTCCAGTACTGCTATTTTTTCTTTATCTTCGGTCATATTTTTCTCGCAAAGTAATGA